TATGGTGATTCAAATTGTTGATACGCTGTAGGGCTTGTTAATCCTGCAGCAGCTTGTAAATAAGGTTGATAACCAGCAACACCTGTACCTGATACTCCTGATACTGCTCCTGTTGTTGGATCAAATTGTAAAGTTCCTAAACCTGCTTGTGTTGCAGCTTGTTGTTGTGCTTGTTGTTGAATTGCACCAAGACCTGCAACTTGAGGTGCAAATTTTGAAGTATCAACTGCTTGACCCGCTTGCGCTGTAAGACCTTGTAAATATGTTTCAATACCCGGTTGTAAATAACTAGGTGCTTCTGTTACCGTTCGTTGTAAAACTTCTTCGGCCATTATGCCATTCCTTTACTTTGAGCTTCTAGTTGTTTCATTGTGTTGTACATTTTTTGTGCACCTTTTTGTATACTACCTCCGCCAGCAGCTCTTACTGCGTCAGCTGTAAATACGAATTCATTTTTGCTTAATCTAGCAGGCACGTCATCGGCTTTTTCGACTGCACCGTATGGCATGAAGCCACCAGTATACCTCATATCTGCTTCAATTGGAAGCCCTCCTAAACCTGATTCTTGGTCCGTGGGCCTTGTTCCAAGTGCAAAGTTTTTACGCATAAAGCCACCATTTTTAGCCATCATAATACCTTCTTCTGAATCAGCTTCTGATAAAGATCTGTTTTTATAAAACTCTAATAGTTCTTCCATATCTTTTGGATCTCTTTCAAATAACATTCTAAAAGTTTTAATTGCATCTTCTAAAGTTAAATCTTGAGGTATATCTGCCATTTTGTTTGGTAATACAGGACCAGTTGGTTTTGGTTGAAAAGGATTTATCGGTTTAGTTGGATCTTCTGGTAATGGCTCACCGCCCATTGCATAATTACTTCTAGGCATTCCACCATTTGCTAATCTATATTGTTGTGGAATATCAAAAGCTCCTTCTGGTATTTGTGAGAATAATGCAAAACCTCTATCATAATCACTAGGATCACCTGTTTGTGAAACTAAAAGTTCTCCTGCTTCTTCTGGTGTTTTAGCATTTTTTAAATAATCATATAAACCAAGACCAATTGATCCTATTTTTGTATAACTTGGTTTGTAACCTGTTTTAGTTTCTTTACCAAATAAAGCTTGACCTGCTTTAGTGTCAAATATACCAACATCATCTTTTCCTATTTGATACATTTTTCCACCCTTACCAAATATACCTTCATATTCTTTATATTTTTTAAGATCTCCACTGGAATCTTCTGTATAAATTGTTCTACCAACTAAAGCTTCACTTAAATCTTTGTCTGTAAACGGAAGTGGAATTTTCCCTATAGCGTCTTTAACAGTTTCTCCTTTTAACCCTTCAGGAACAAATCTTGCAAATCTTCCCTCATCCGGCAAGGTCATTTTTCCAATACGTGGTGCTGCAATTAATGCTAAATCAACAGGACTAATTCTACCTGTTTGTTTTGCTGTACCTAATAAATATGCAGCTGGTCCTGCAACAGGTCCTAAAAAAGGTGCAGCAATTCTCATTATACCTGCTAATTCTTTTGGTACAATTTTCTTAGCTACTTTTGTAAAAGGTTTAGTTACTTTACCTGTAACTTTTTTAACAAAGCTTCCTAATCCGTAATTTTGTCTGGGTTGTTGCATTCTTGAAATTGGCATTATTCTGATGCTGCTCCTAATGGTGGCATTGCTGCTACCTTAATTTTTAATGATCTAGTTATATCTTCTTTTACTGTATCTGTCGATGGATTTTTAATATCATCTTCAGCTTCTTTATCTGAATTATACTCTTGATTTGTTCTAGTATTTCTTAATACTACTTCAGTCTCACATTTTACAACCGGTACTTTCTTACCATTTATGATTGTGTAGTTTACTGATCCTTCTTCTTTAAACGCCATATTTAACTCCTATTTATTTCTAATATACTTACAAAACCTTCTATCGCTCCTCCAACAGAAGCCTGTAATCTTAATACATCATTTTCTTCTAAAATTAAAGATCCAGATACCATATTTTCAAAAGTCTTAGCTGCAATTACTTTATGAGATACTTCATATTCTGTTGTTGCAGAATTATCATATGCAAATACTTCTAATTCTGGATTTGATCCAGCATGGTTATTTGCTTGAATGGTTTTAATAATAGCTCTTGAATCAGATGGAACAGTATAAATATCTGTTTTATCTGTGTTTGCTAAATCAAAAAAAGCGTTTTTATATATGTTTGCCATTAATTAGTTTGCTCCGTAAACCAAGCATACCTTTCGGTTTCTTGTTTTAATTCATCTAAGAAAGTTGAATTTAATTGTTCTACAACTAAAGAAACAGCTCTGTTAATTTGTTTCTGGTTAGAAACATCATATTCTTGTTTAGGTTCCGGTAATCTTACTACTATCTTAGCCATATAAACTTACTATGCCTCCTCTTTTAAATCCATAATCAGATGCATAACCACCACCATAACCCATTCCTGCTCCAGCAGCTGTTGGACCTGTTGCTCCTGGGCTTTCATCGTAACCACCATAACCTGCAGTAATAGATTTTGTTCTTGCTCTATCTAATTGTTCTTGGTTTTTAGCTTTTTCAATAGCTCTATTGTAAGCTTCTTTTCTTGCTCTTTCCTTATCAAGAACTGCTTGACCAAGAGCATCTATTTTTTTCTGTTGTTCAATTGGATTTTTGTAAATTCCTTTTTTAATATTTTCTCTTATTTTATCTATTCTATCAAAAGCTGCACCTGTATAACCAGGACTAGCAAAACTATAACCTGCCATAATATTTTGTGGAGTTGCATAAGCTCCAGTTTGTACTACTCTTCCAATATCATCTAAAGTATAGCCTTGATTAGTTATATCGCTTTCCATCATTCCTCTATAGTTTGGTCCTAAATTTTCTGCTAAACTTCTTAATGCACCTATACCTGTTAAAGCCATTCCAAAAGGAGTTGGGTTTAAAAAATTTCTACCTATTCCATATAAATCTAAAAGACCTAATTTACCTACTACAGGTTCTTTAAGAGATTGATAAAAATTGTTAAAAGAAGCGATGCCTTTTGGCTGTAATTCTTGTTCGCTTTTTTGCATCATTTCAAAAATTTCAGGATCCATTATCGCCTTCCATCTGGTTGTACATCTAATCTAAATGTACCGAATCTCCATGATTCGGAAACAGAATCATTTTCTATTTTAATACTAACAAACCTTCCTCTGGCTCGTGTATCTTTTTTATCAGTACTAGGTGTAATTGTAAAGGGACTTAAAGACGTTACAGTCTCTGATTGTTGAGGATACCGTTTAACAGCTAATGTAACTTTGCAACTACCTTGCAAATCTTTAAAATCAGGTACAAATCGTCTAACTGCTAAGAATACATCTCCAGCAATTGTGGGTCCTGTTGCTTGGCCCGTGGCACTTCGTTGTCTAGATTGTAAATCAAAATCAAATGATTTGACAAAAGAGGTTACAGCAGTTGTACTACCATCAGGATTAACTTGATCGGTACCTACTTCATGTTCAAATAAAACAGTTTGTCCTAAACCCGATTCACCGACAATTACCGGGAAAGTTCCAGTTTCTGAACTATTAAATTTAGTTGCAAAAGGTTTTGGATATACACTAGCATCAATCCAAGTTGTTCTAGCTTCTGTTCCAATATACCAAACTCCACCTTGCATTTGTTCACCATAATTTAAAACTACATATTGATCATTATACTCAGATCCTTGTGATGGATAATACCAAGTAACTTCTGTAAATAAGTTATTGATTCCAGCATAAACTTGTTGACCTTTTGTAGTATCTGCTTGGTCATAAACATAATCCTCAACAGAACAAGGTAATGATTTAACAGTACCATCAAACATAAAGAAACCATTATTAGACATCCAAAATGCTGTACCATCTATTTCAACAGCTGCATTCTTACCAATTAGTCCACAGTTTGTACCTACTTGTTCAAAACCAAATGTAAATGGAGCACCAATAAATTTCATTGTATACAATGCATTATCAGTCCAAACTAGAATTGTTTCTTTTGCTTTTAAAGCACCAATAATTTTAGTACCATCTTGTAATCTTTGTGTACCTGCAGAATTAATTGCAGTAGGTGTATAATCATTAATATCTTCTTGATCCGAAAATCTTATAAACATGTCATCTTGAGTTGATGTATCTCCAATAGTTGTTTCTGTTCCTAAATGAATTAAGTGTCTAGTTGTAGGTGATACTAACGTAACTCTTGTTGCTGTTGGATTGTTTGTTGTTTCAAATCCTGATGTAGTTGTTGATGCTCTTGTTGTTAATCTTGATGCATCTCCAGAATTCCATGTAAATGTTTTTCCATTTGCAATCGTTGCAACTAATACTTCTCCAAAATTACTTAATGACCATAAACCTGGTTCAAGTGATACATCGGTTGCAGATGAAGCATCTCCCCAACCACCTGCACCCCAAGTATCTGTTCCCCAACCATAACCATAAGATTGAGCTGCAGGACCAACTTGTTCATAAGGTTTAACATCTATACTGCCACCTGTAGATACCGTTCCTGTTGCAGCTGTGCTTTGTGTAATGGTAAATACTGTTGCTGATGTAATAGAAGTTACTTGAAATAATTTATCTTCAAAATCTGCATCAGTAAAACCAGTTCCTCCCGGTAAAGTTACATTGTCTAATAAAACAATATCACCTGCTGATAAATTGTGATTACCACTTGTTGTAATATCACAAACTGCAGA